GCTATTACTTCCTGATATCCCTTTGATTTAACAGCATATTTAAACATCTTACTCCCAAGTCCGGGATTATTTTTCTTATTGGTAACAAATCGCTTTAATTCAATTTCGTTTGTTCGTTCACTTGTTGATTGACCAAATACCATAACACCAATCAACTCATCCGTTTTCTTATCAAATGCACCGATTCGATAATTTCCTGATACACCAGCATTGAGTAAATGGTATTGATTTAAGAAATCTTTCGCTGTTTTCCACGGAATTTCTTTAATTGTGGTTTGTCGAGCATATATTCCTTTTGGTGATTTACCCAGCAAATGCTGTATAGTGTCTTTACATTTTTGTTGCTGGTCTCGCCACTCATCCTCAAATATATGAATTAACCGAATTCCTTGTTCTTCACATAATTGTGTTTTACGTAGGTGATAATTTGCTGTTTTTCCGGCTGCTTCGCTGTGCCAATAGAGCCCATTATATTCAATAGCAATGTTAAATTCGGGAATGTAAATATCCAATTCACCCCTAATAATATTACGAACCCCAGTTTGATATTGAACTCCAAGAGAAGCAATAAAGTTTCCGATTTCAACTTCAGAACGTGATTGGAAATAATATCGTTGTTCAATACCATGTTGAATGATGTAATTGTGAACTGTAGTGTCGTGTATTCCCAATTCTCGTGCGATTAATAATATCGATTTTTTAAAATCATGATGTTGCTGAAGTAACCAATCTTTATCATTCAGTTTATCCATGGTTGCGGATGGAATGTGTTTTCGAGTGTGATGTCCATTGTCATATCGTTGAGCAATGGTATTTTGGGATTTTTGTTGTATTAATTTATCCTTTAATGGGTTATCCACTCCATATATGTCAACAATCGTTTGTTTTTGTTTAGTTCTAATCACATTAGACTGAAATGGATATTTTACACCTAACCTGTCTAAATTGGTTTGTTTTATTGTATTTTGAACCACTTCAGATTGTAATGGATATTCTACACCTAACCTGTCTAAATTTGTTTGTTTTATTTTATTTTGAACTTCTGGGTTGGTAAATGGACGGCCATTATATTTTTGCGTTATCGTTTTGTTTCGCTTATTCATTAACTTAGAATTAGAATTTGAGCATTTATGAGAACAAAAAGTGGCATATTTGTGCCACTTAAACTCTATTGGTTTATCACAATTATTGCATAATGGTCGAGATGTGATATTGTTACAAATGCAAAAAAGGCGTTCTGTTGGTGTAGCATTTTCTTGCAAAAACCTCGTATTGTGTATAACATCATCCAATAATTGATCATTATTATTCATTATGTTTCTTTTCTTACAAATACGAAGTTTTTCATCCAAGATCCCTAATTTAATTAATTTTTTAATTAACTCATTATACATGTTTTAGATGCTTAAATTATTCAACGTTACCTGATCAACATCTTGATCAATATCTGATATCAAGTAGGATGTAATTTCTGTTTCCTGTGGTGCGTTTTGAACGCTTTTTCCTGAAATCCAATTCTTTGTCCACGGTAATGGATCAGCTTTTGGATATTCAAACGGAATATCCATGTTTAGTGTTCTCATGCGTTTGCTTGCAATAAAGCGAATATATTGGCTCAAAATTTCCGCATTCAACCCAATCATAGATCCGTGTTGAAACAAATACTGAGCCCACTCAACTTCCTGATTAACAACATCAACAAAAATTTGAGTAACTTCTTCACGAGTATCTTCCCGAATTTGTTCGAAAATAGGATCATCTTTGGGTAGTGTACGAAGCATGTATTGAGTTGAACCTAAGTGCAGATTTTCATCTCGACAAATCAGACGAATGATCTTCGCATTACCTTCCATTTGCTTCAACTCGGCAAACGCCCAAGAACAGGCAAAACTAACATAAAAGCGTAAACCTTCCAATGCATTAATACTATTTAACGCTAACCACAAAGCGCGTTTGTGTTGATACGCATCATATTCGACACCATCCAACGGAATATCCAATTTTTTGGCTTCCCATATTGTATTCCATTTTGCTAGATTATCATAATACCCTGAGATGTCACGCGCACAATCCAGAATCTCTGGAATATCAAATATTTCATCGAATACTGTTGACGGATTCGGATATACATTACGTATTACGTGAGTGTATGCACGACTATGTAGGGTTTCGTTTTGAGACCATGTCTCTATCCATGCCTCGACTTCTGGCAAAGACGCTATTGGCAATAATGTTAAATTTGGTCCACGACCATTAATAGAGTCCAATACAATTTGACGTTTTAGGTTTGACGTAAAAATGTGCTCTTGCTCGGGGGTCAGATTCTGGAAATCTCGTTTATCTTTAGAGACATCCACCTCTTCGGGTTTCCAGAAAAAAGATAATTGTTTATTTGTAAAATTTTCGAAAGGATTATAACGAACCTGTTCGAAACGTTGAATGGCTGGTGCACCAGCATCATCCAAAAACATTTTAGATTCTAGGTGATCACTGGAATCCGCATTAAAACTAATACTATATGACATATATTTACCTATTTAATCTTATTAAAGTTTACACGACTCGCAGTCATCTTTATCATCATCTTCTTCGAACACATCACCACTTCCATCGAGCGTGTTTTGATAGTATAGTGTGGGTAGCCCATATTTGTATGCGAAGACAACATCCTTTATCAATTCTGACATCGGAACTCGATTATTTGGATAGTTCTCAGGATTGTAAGATGTGTTTGTGGAAATAGATTGATCAGTAAACTTCTGAAAACAAGCCGCTATTGCCAAATACCCCTGAGTATTGGGCATGTCCCACATATATTCGTATTTATTTTTCAATCGATGAATTTCCGGAACCACCTGTTTCAATGTACCATCTTTGGATGTTTTCACTGAAATGCAACCACGTGGGGGTTCAATTCCGTTTGTGGCGTTTATTAACTGAGAACTTGATTCTACAGGCATTAGGGCCATAACAGTCGAATGTCGCAGTCCATGTTTTAGTATATCTGATCTAAGAGAATCCCAATCACAATGTAGTGGTTCTGTTAAAATATCATCCACTTCTGGTTTATATGTATCAATTGGTAAAATACCCTTTGAGTATTTAGTTTCACCAAACCAATCACATTTACCCTTTTCCTGTGCCAGTTTGTTGGATGCTTTCAGCAAATAATAACTCATTGCTTCTGCATGTTGGCCGACCAGATTATTTGCTGAACCATCGGAATATTTCAAATCATTTTTTGCTATAAAATATGCCAAGTTACTAACACCAACCCCCAAAGAACGACGGCTGCGAGCTGGTATTTCTGCAGCCAACATCGGATATGCTTGATAGTCAAGCAACTCCTCCAACGCCCGTATGGCCAGATCTGTTGGTTTTTCAAAATCTTCAGGGCTGTTTATCACACCCATGTTAACGGCTGCAAGTGTACATAACGCAATTTCCCCATATGTCTCACGGAACTCTGCAGCTGAAATATTAACATCCATGTAATCTCTGTAATCATAATCTACTGTTCTACCCCTGCGGGTGATGGGGGCAGTTGACAATAGTATTTCTTGACACAGGTTTGATTGAACAACTGGGCTCGTTTCAGGATTAAATGCACCGTGTGTATTTGCGTGATCCACGTGCATTATATACATCCGACCTGTATTATTGCGTTCAATTAATAAATTTGAAATCAACTCAAGTGCTGGAACTACTTTTTTTCTGATGTTATTATCACGCTCATATTTCTGATACAGATCTGCAAACTTCTTCTGATCCCCAAAAAATGCATCATACAAATCTGGGACCTCATCTGGGCTGAATAATGTTATATTCTTGCCTTGGAGCATTCTTGTGTAAATGAATCCGTTTATCTGCACACTATAGTCCATGTGTCGGACACGGTTTTCTTCTGTTCCCTTATTGTTTTTCAGTACAATAAGGTCCTCTGCTTCATAATGCCAGATTGGGAAATGTAATGTTGCACTTGCACCGCGAACCCCGCCCTGTGAACAACTTTTAAGGGCAGATAACAAATACTTATAAAAAGGAATGTTACCTGTGTGGAATATTTCACCGCCACGAACGGCTGCTCCCTTTGCACGAAGTCGACCTGCTCCCAATCCGATACCTGCTCGGCGAGATGCATAATCCACAATTGAACTTGCGGTTTCGTTTATACTATCAAGACTATCCCCTGTTTCAATGAGTACACAGGAAGAGAATTGTCGGGTCGGTGTCCGAACCCCTGCCATTATTGGTGTTGGTAGCGTGATAGTGGATTTCGGACCTTTTGAAATCGCATCGTAAAAATCTTTTACATATTGGAGTCGAGTATCTTTGGGATACTTCCCGAATAACGTTGCTGCGATTAAAATGTACGCCATTTGTGGGGTTTCATAGTACTCACTTGTTGTTCGATTTTGAACCAAGTACTTTCCACGGAATTGTTCAACAGCAACGTATGTTAGCAAACTATCCCGTTCGTGTTTCACTATTTTATCCAAGCGTTCCCATTCTTGGTCTGAATACATTTCCAATATTTCAGCATCATATACACCAATGTCGACATTACGCTCGACGTGTTCCTTTAGCGTGGGTGGTTCATATTGGTTGTATACTTTTTTGCGAAGAGTGAAATTGACTAAACGTGCTGCAACCCACTGATAATTCGGATAATCCTCCGAAATCAATTCAGCAGCAGATTTGATTAGGGTTTCGTGTATATCTTCTGTTTTAATGTTATCGTAAAACTGCAAATGTGCTTTCATTTCGATTTCAGAAACTGAAACGTTTGCTAAGTCTTCAACAGCCCAGAATAAAACAGCATGAATTTTATTTAAATCCATTTGTTCAATTCGTCCATCTCGTTTTGTTACACGCATCCCTTGTGTATTTACCATGTTACTACGTTCTCCATATATTTCATCAATATGTTATTATTTTGCTGAGTATTGTATACTCGAATTGGAATTTGGGCAAGAGGTTGATTTATCCCACCCGAGATTAACAGTGAAGTATATTTATTAAGTATATTTGAAATCTAAACTTATGTCCACAAATGATAACGTTACTTGTATCGATATATAATTGTTGACTACAGCACACAAATGATTTATACTAATCCCTGTCTTTATGTAAACAAACACAAAAGGAAATTGAAATGGCAACAAATACTATTGACACCCCCCAAACAATCCGTTTTCTGAATCGAGCATTTCGTCAAGCAACTGACCGGCTCAGCAACAAAAACACAGCGGGGACCCGATTACACCAGTATCAAGTTAAATTCAGTTACATAATTGATGATATTCAACGTGGGCCTGTTTATATGATTCCAAAGAAAATATCCCAAGCAAACGACTTAATCAAAGAAATTAATGACATCCGAACAAGATGAACACATTGGAAGGGTGGCAATCATCTTTAATTAAAGAGCAATGCTCTGAATTTTTGCAGCAATCTGCTGGCCAACCGATTTTAAAATGTTTTCCTTCAAAATACAACACTTTTCAAAAGGTTAAAATTAGAAAACGTAAGGGTGATTTGTTCGATGAGACGTTTAATGAAGCATTTGAACCTCACGAATTGCGACAAAGAGCATTGTTTGCAAATGGGGCCTCTACAATAGAAGATGCTCCTCCAGAATTCGAACCTTTCTTCATTTTTCCTATTAATGGATTTAAATTTCTATACAATAAATCTGTATTGAATTCATCAGATGAGTATAGGCAGGTGTTCGACATTTTAATCAACCAACTTGACCAGGGACGGGGTGAAAAAATATTCATTGATATGCTCCAATTCACATACAAAAATGTTGACCTAAGTGAAGGAATTACGTCAGGTTCGGAAATTATAGTTTACGATATTCCTTTCGTGTATACCATTAAACAATCAGGTGTCGTTGACTATCCAAAACTTTTAGCGGAAATTAGTTAATTATGGCAAAAATTGAGTTTAAAACTGTAGTACATCAGGTTGGCTTCAACGATACTGTTGAAGCCATTATACGTTCTTATAACCACCAAGCAATTGACAAAAAAATTCTTGGGATGCTCGTCAATCGCTTTTATGAACTCAACACAGAAGCCCACCCCCCAAAGGTGGGTCAACGATTGCAAATACCCATAATGTTGGGATTCGAGGGAAGGCGTGGATCAAATATTAACACTTGATGTGTTGAAATGGCTTGCTACACTGCTCATATTAATGGGAGCCGTTCTCGTTTCGGTATCCATCAAATTGTCCATAACTGCTTGGCCATATGTGCTTTTTCTGCTTGGACACACAGTTTGGGCTGTATACGCATATTACGGAATAAACGAGAACGCTTTGGGTTTATTAAATTTTGGATTTATTCTTATAGACCTTTATGCAATATTCATTCGAATAAATAAAAATTAGGAGATATAAAATGTCAGACATTGTACTACTGAAACTGCAAAACGGCGAAGAAATTATTGGACGGGTGGTTCTTGACACCGACGATGACCTGGTTCTGGAAAAAATCCGGGCAATGACAATTGCACCAACCCAAGCGTCACAGGGACAATTGACTGTTGGTATGATGCCGTGGATGATTGGTTTGCCGGATGGTAAAGTCAGAATTCCTAAAACAACTATCATGGGTACACCACAAGAACGTCTTCCCAAATCATTGGAAGATGGCTATTTGCAGAATACTACAGGGCTGCAACTTTAAAGGAAATTATGCATGACCGTAATAGTATATCGTTGCGATACTTGTAAACGAACAAAGGAAATTCAACAAAACATCACTGGATTGGAAACTATCCAACGATGTACCATTACTCACGGTTGTAGAGGTAAGATGCATCAAACTGATGTGTATGAAGATTTTGTTCGAGGTAGACTACCCCAACCAGTTAGTGGATTAAATGATTGGCAACAACGAAAAATGTTGTTTAATCATATCCAAAACATTACCCGAAACGAATGGACCATTCCCCACTATATGGGGACCTCTGTCGCTGTATCTGTTTTTGTTGATAGTCCAACTACAGAAAATCCCAACGCACGAGAAAAAATAACACCAACTGATACTATAATTATTAGTAAAGATGAAATTATACTTGTGTTTGATAGAGCATATTCAGGAATTGCTCAGTTAGTTGCTCGTTCGTCTGGAACAGACATATATCAACCAACAACATCAACTACTACTCAAACAGAACAATTTACTCAATTAACTGGTAATGGGACATTATCCATCGCTACACGCGAAAAAACAAACAACGTAAAACTTAAACTACAGTTTCAACTAATAAATACAGTTCATGAAGTAGAATATGAATTTGACAGTCAACCATCTATTAATTCTCCTTGGGTTAATTACAGCAACATTTTAATACACAACAATGTGTATCAGGTTCGTAGTATTAATGCTATTGTTAATGAGATGTATATTGGTGAGAGTGTGGTCAATGGAACTCCGTTCAATATCGTAGAAATAGATGAAGGAAGTGGATACCGACCCATAGAAAGTAATGATGCTGTTGTCTTATTAGCAACATCACCTTTTGAAGTTCACGATAAAACCACCGATCAATATATAGATTGTTACGATTTCACCGATTATAAAGCATATTATAATGCTGGTGAATTGTATGTTGCTGATACCACCATTCAAACAATATACCCACCAATCCGCTCAGTATAATCATCAAACGTTGTTATATTAAGATCAAAGAGTTATAATTGTCTTTAGAATAAGGAGATTTGTTGCACATGGATCTGGAAAAACAAACACTTTTATTGGAATACCTGGTTTCATCCCCAGATACATTTGCTATTTGCCAGGGGATTGTCAACTCAAAATATTTCGATCCAGAGTTACGTAATGTTGTAACCTTTGTAAAACACTATTACGAGCAATACAATACCACGCCAGAAGTCAATCAAGTTAAAGCGGAAACAGGGGTTCAATTAACAATACAACAAATATCAAATGATAAAATTGAGTATTGTACAAATGAAATAGAAATATTCTGTAGGCGGCGGGCGTTAGAAGAAGCCATTCTGGCTTCACCTGAATTAATTGAAAAGGGCAATTACGCACAAGTAGAAACCAATATACGCGATGCGATTTTGATATCCCTTAACAAAAATTTGGGATTACGCTATTTTGATAACCCAGAAGATCGACTACAAAGAATGCTGGAAAATAATCCGGTAACATCAACAGGTTGGCCATCCGTTGATGAACTATTGTTTGGCGGTATAGCACGAAAAGAGATGATTTTGTTTGCTGGTAATTCAGGTGCTGGCAAATCTGTAACGCTCGCAAATCTGGGGTTTAATTTTATTCAACAATACCTAATCGTACTTGTAGTTTCTCTGGAGTTATCTGAAGACGTAATTGCTCAACGATATGATACTATGTATACTGGTATCAGTCGGAAGGATTGGAAATCTCATGTTTCTGAAATTGCTACAAGAATCGAATCAGAGAGCGAAACGAACGGTACCCTGGATATTGTTCGTATGGAATCTGGAACAACTGCAAATAATATTCTTGCTTATCTGAAAGAATATTATTTGCATTATGATATGATGCCTGACTTGCTTGTGGTTGATTATTTGGATAAAATGAATCCGAATGAAAAGATGGACATGAGTGATGTATGGACTAAAGACAAAATGTGTTCTGAACAATTAAGAGATATAGGTGAAAAACATAACATGTTTATTGCTACAGCATCACAGTTGAATAGAAGTGCTGTAGGGGCTACCCATCATGACCACTCCCAGATTGCTGGTGGAATTAGTAAAATTAACGAAACAGATGTTTACATTTCATTGATAGCAACGGATAGTATGAAAACTGCTGGAGATATTGCTTTCTGTTTCCAAAAAACTCGGAACAGTAATGGTGTTGGAGAAACTCTATACCTTAATTGGGATGAGAAATATCTCAGAGTTACAGATAGAACTTATCCAGCAGATGAAATAAAATTCAAAAAACGCGAAAAAGCAGTCGTGTTTGATGATGAAGATAACAAGAAACCAACTACAAACGATTTACTCAGTTTAATGACATCAAATACTTGATAGGAGATCACAAATGAAAGCAGAAGATATTAAAGTACTTAATGTAGATGACGTTCCTTACGCAGTCGACCAACTGCCCGAAGATATTAAAGAACTAATCGACATTTTCAACATGTGGAACCGCGATGAAGTTGACGCTCGCTTGGCTCTAATGAAAGTTCAAGCGGCTAAACGCGATTTATCACGATCCATTATCGACAAAGTTCGTAAAATGAAAACCGAAGGCGATGAAGCCGAGGGACACGGAAATGATACTGAGGCGGTCAATGAAGACCAGTCGCGACCCGATGCTGATTGATAGTGGGTATTAAACACCTCGAAGACCTTCCAGGTGAAAAATTCGTTGATGTGATTCGTCGCATCAACGAATTTACTATTACTGAAAAGATAGATGGCAACCAACTATGTTTTGGAATAGATGAACACGGACGACTGTTTACCAGCAGGGAGGCTAAAGCCGGACAACGATTTTACTCGGTTGATGATTATAAACGAACACCAGCTACCATTGCTTTTATAAATGCTCACACAGTATTAAAATTACTGGAGCCCGCTATCAAAAAAGTTCTTCAACCAACTGATTTGATTGAAGTAGAAGTGTTGTATGGTCGTCAACCGAATGCAATTGTTTATGGGTCACACAGAATTGTATTCTTACGCAACATCACTGGGTCACAAGAGGTTATTCAACATCTTAAATTCCCACCAGTAAGTATACACGCAACCAGAATGCTATCACCAGATGGCGTGAATATTAAACAAGTGGTGGAGAATCAAGAATG